AAAACATTCAATCAATGGGATTATCTCCCGAAGAAGTAGATGTTTGTTGGGGATCTAGTGGTATTTTGATACCACTAGATCCATTTTTAATTCAAGACATCCATTCATCCCCACGACTAAAGATCATGGGGTTTTCTGGATGAAGAGGATAACTAAATTGTATGCTAATGGTGACGCATATAATGATTGGTCAAAACATGGAAAAGTTTTTGCAACCATTAGAAATTTAAAATTACATTTGACTTCAATTGAAAGATATATTAATGATAATTGTGTGGTAATTAATGTTTTAACTGGAGAAGAATTTCCTATCAAATCAATTACAGATAATCCTGAGAATTTTAAATGAGAAAACATTCAAAAATTAATCTATCTAGAACAGAACTGAAGAAAATTCAGAAAATCCTAGATCAATTCCCGAAAATTGACAATTTCAAAATTAAAGAATCTTATAATACCGGAATCGGGTCTAATCTATATCTGGAACTGGAAACAATTGTACATCATATCGATGGTAAATTTATTGTCGAAATTTCTGGACCGGAAAATTGGTAAGATGAAAATAGATCCGTATCTTGAAGAAGTTTCTGATAAAGTTAGGAAAGGTATTCCAGTTTCTTTCTTTGACGCTATTGGAGCAATTAAATACCAAGAAGATATTAGAATTGAAAAGAAGAAAAACTCTTTCTTTAGAAAATTAATTGGATTTTTAACATTTAATAGAAAGGAAAATGAATAATTTTTATCTACCCGATTGTCTATCAGTAATCGCTATAACAATTGTTGGTTTTGTATTGGGACAACTTGTTGGAGAATTGATACTAGATGATGTTAAAGAAAAATATCAAAAACCAGCAATAGAAAATAACTGCGCTCAATATAATCCCACTACCGGGAATTTTGAATGGACAAAAAGGTGAATGATATGACAGAAACAGAACTCGATCAACTAGAATTGAATCTAAATGATACCCTAGATAAAGATATCCTTAACGAATCTCTTAATAACTATAATACCGATGTTATACAACTGGAAATAAATAAAGATGAACTCTGGACCCTCTTCTATCTCGCTCATGAAGAAGATATTACCCTCAACCAATTAATCAATAAATTATTATTGACATATATCAAAGATAATAATCTTGATTTCAATGATTAAATTAAAAAAGGTGATCTAGTGGAAATTAAAATTGATGTGAATGAACTGAAAAAATGTAAACTGTTTGTTGCTACACCTTGTTATGGCGGCATGGCGCATGGTTTATATCTCAAGTCGGTATTAGACCTTCAAAATACCATGAACAAGTACGGGGTTGAAGTTAAGTTTAGTTTCCTTTTTAACGAATCCCTTATCACTCGCGCTCGTAATTATTTAGCAGATGAGTTTCTTCGTTCTGGATTCACACACATGATGTTTATTGATTCTGACATTCATTTCAATGCTCAGGATGTTCTAGCTATGCTGGCTTTAGATAAAGAATTGATTGTTGGACCTTACCCAAAAAAGGCAACAAATTGGAAAAACATTATTGAAGCAGTTAAAAAGAATCCTGAAATCACGCCAAGTGAAGTTGAACAATTAATGGGTGACTATGTTTTCAATCCAGTTGCCGGCACCAAATCCTTTAATGTTACTGAACCAATTGAAGTAATGGAAGCTGGAACAGGATTTATGTTGATTAAAAGGCAAGTCTTTGATAAACTAAAAGAAGCATATCCTCAACTAGAATATAAGCCTGATCATGTTGGACAGGAACATTTTGATGGTTCTAGATATATTCATGCGTATTTTCATACTGAAATTGATAGTTATGATAATATTATTGGAGAAGGGTCATTTAGGTACAGTTCGGAAGACTATTTTTTCTGTAGAATTTTCAGAAAGATTGGTGGGTCCGTTTTTCTATGTCCTTGGGTCAAGCTAGGTCACTGCGGGACAATGGAATTTAAAGGAAATTTGCCCGCAGTAGCCCAATATTGTGGTCGTCTTTGAAATTTATTATTGATCTATATGTTTAAATTTCCAACCTTTATGTGATTCTAAGTTGCCGTTCAAAACTTCATATACCGCACGGTGTCGTAAATTATTAGTTTTGCTGAATTGATAAAGGTTGGTTATTTCTTCCCACGGAGAATCTTTATATGACACTAGGTATTTTTTAGCTTTTGTTTCAGAATTCCAGTTAGCAATATCATCTCTTTTTCTGCCGTACATAGGATTATTTTCTCCAGCTTGTTTACCAATATGTGCAATTGATAGGCGTTTTCTGGTTTCATCAGTAACTATCCTTCCAGTATTGATATCTTTTAATTTTTGAATATGTTCTGGAGATAATTTCTGATTAGTTCCATCCCATTTCCAATCACCATTTCTCTGATTCAAAAATTTATCATTATGGGTAACATCCATTCTTTCTAGAACTTTACATTCCCATTTAGAGCAAGCTACTGAATTAGTAAATGTTTTTCTAATTTCGATAATATCGGGTTCACCATGATCTTTTATAAATTGTTTTACAATTTTAGAACTGGTAAAGTATTTTATCCAAAGATCTGATGGATGACAATTTTTAGCTGTTCTACGACCATAGTAGAATTGACTTTGGGAGGACCAACCGATAAGATAGGTATATGGTATATAAATAGACATGCTGAATCTCCTTGTGTTAAAGTAAATAGATTTAGAAGCAGTGGGTATTAGCATTACCGCGACTGCTATCTTTATTTATAATTTTAATTTTGATATTCGGGTATTGACATGAAGAAAGTGAATTATCAGAAGCGAATTTGGTTAAACGATGACAGTTCATCATTTACTGGTTCTGTTGTTGCTTATCACGGCAGATCTGAATGGGGTGATAAAAAATCAGCTAATATAACATTTTTTGAGGTTGCTGATTGTCACAACAAGATTCGATTACACAATACTGATAGAGACAAAAAAGACAAAGATTTTATTATAAAATTGCGGAAATTAGCTAATGTTGCTAATGATTTTGCTGATTTTTTAGAGGACAAAAAGTGAAATGATTAATTACAAATTTGAAGAAGATCGGATTATTGATGAATTAATAGAATACATTAATTCAACATATTCCCAGCATTATTCTCAAGGAAAGATACAGGCGGCAGAATTTATCATTGACACTGGTCATGGAGAAGGATTTCTTCTGGGGAATATCATGAAGTATGCTAGTAGATATGGAAAAAAGGAAGGATATAACAGAAAGGATTTGCAAAAAATTCTTCATTATGCTATACTAGCACTTTACAATCACGATCAACAACATTCTGGGGTGAACCAATGAAATTATCTGCATCTACATTAAAGATTCTGAAGAATTTTTCTGCCATTAACGACGGGATTCAATTGACTCCTGGCAACCATTTATACACAGTATCCAATCACAAAAACATTTTTGCCAAGGCTATTGTGGATGATATTTTCACTGATTTATTTAATATCTATGATTTACCTCAATTCATTTCGGCAATATCATTATATTCTGCTGATGAATTAGAATTAGAATTTGACAATAAGCAGGTATATATTGGCGGATTTGGTGGGAAATCAGCAATTAAATATCGTGGTTGTGATGCGGATATGATTGTATTGCCAACAGAAAAGATGTTAAATTCCACTGGTATTCCTGATCCAGAGGTGCAATTTAATTTAGATGACAAGCAATTCAAATTGATTTTGAATTCATCAGCTATTTTATCAAGTCCTCATGTTGTCATTGAATCCACCAATTCGAAAATTTTTGTAGCCAATTATGATGTTAGTGATGATTCTTCTCATAAACAGTCATTAGAAGTTGGTATTTGTGGAGATAAGAATTTCAGATTCATTTTCAAGAGTGAGAATTTTGCTAAGATTCTTCCTGGATCTTATGATGTAGAATTATCATCAAAAGGAATGGTACATTTCATTAACACCAAGATTGAATTAGAATATTTCTTGAGTATTGAATTAGGATCTACATTTAATTAGATCTGGAGTTTTTGTTATGAATGAAAATGATATGTTATTTGTAGAAAAATATCGACCTACTACTATTGAAGATTGTATTTTACCAGATAGAATTAAGACGGTATTTCGGGAATATGTAAAAACTAAAGAGATTCCTCATATATTAATTTCCGGAAATCCGGGATCTGGTAAAACCTCAATTTCTAGAGCTTTATGTAATGATGTTGGTTGTGATTATTTGTTTATTAATGGTTCTGATGAAAATGGTATTGATACCTTCAGAAACAAAATTAAACATTATGCTTCTTCATTATCATTATCT